GATAGGCAGGCTGAACCGGCATCGTCATAACGGTGCCGCCGTCAGAAGAAAGACTCATGTAAATTCTCCTTTATTTTTATTTTCAAAACCCGGCCGGGATTTTGATCACTTGCCGAACATTCCCCGCATCCCGTCAAACATGCCAGACATCTGCTGGGCCTGCTGTTGGACGTGGTTTAATTGTTCCTGCGAGATTTTTCCGCTTGAGACCATTTCATTGATGATAGCATTGGGGTCTTTGCCCTTCATTTGCTGCATAAACTGTTGAAACTGCTGCATCATGTTGGGACGGCCACCGCCGCCCATGACTCCGAAAAAGGGATTCATTCCGCATCCTCCTTCGCGTTCTTCTTCGCAGTTGTTTTCGGGGCCGCCAGCGCATCCACACGGGCTGCAAGAGCCTCCAAATCGGCCTTTGTGGCAAACTCCACACCCTGGGGGGCTTGCGCTGTTCTGGCTCCGCTGGTGCGCTCTACGAGGTCATATACCTTGATGGACGGTTTGCCCGAGGCATCCGCCTGCTTGAGATAGATGGTGGGCGAGTTGCTGTCCCAAAGCGCCACGGCGCTGTTGGGGGCCACCAGATAAGCCATCGCCTCCGCCTCACCGCTCACCCACACCATGCTCTGTCCGCCGGCCTGCGCCTGCTGTGGCTGTGCCTGCGGCATCTGCTGCGGCATGGGCTGATACTGCGCCCCACGGAGCTGCGCAAGCTGATCCGGCATGGGCGGCTGGTAAGGGTACGGCTGATAGCCGGGCACATATTGATATGGCATCGCTTATCCCTCCTTGTGCCAGTAGTAGAGTGGTATCTCCCCGCCGGAGTCCCAGGTGTCAATCCAGTCTCCGTTTTGCACGCACACCACATGGCCGGACAGGGCCAAGATATAGGTCCCATGGGGGTGCTCTGCGGAAAAGTCGGCCACCGTGTAGCAGTCTGGGCAGGAGTTGGGTATCATGTCCCGGTCAAATCCGCGGCTGCGCAGGTAGGCCCCCCACACGTGGTTGGCTGACGGCATATCACCCATCAGGTAGCCTTGCAGGGCCAGCCCGGCATAGGTCGTCTCCCAATCCTGCCCCAGGGCCGTGGAGATGGCCCGCACAGTACAATCTCCCACGTTGCGCCCGTCCGGGTTCTCGTTATGGTTTCTCCACATGGCTTGTCTCCAGCGCGATCACATAGTCCTCCAGTCCATCGTCATCTCCCTGTGCCATGTACCACATCGCTGTTTCGGCGGCACAATCGCGGGACATGCCAGCGGCTACCATCCTCTCGATTAGAGTCATATCCAACACGTCCTTGTCCATAAAATAAGGAGTCCGTGAGGAGGGCGGCGACGTGTACCAACCCTGTATCCTCACGTCCTCCTATTGATATTGTCGCATAAAAAAACTTCCGCCGGGGGACATTCCAGCGGAAGTTTGGGGGCGTTATGTACCTTTTTGGAGGAATCCCAGCTTGTTTGCCGTGAACTCCACCTTTTCAAAGATGAAGGGCAGGTGCCGGTGGAGCGTTTTCCGGTCTATCCCGCAGCAATCGGCCGTGTCAACCTGCGCTTTCCGTTCCAGCAGATAGAGCTCCGCAATCTGCGTGTCGTCTCTCCCCAGATTGGCCTCGTGGATGGAGCGCTTCATTTCTGAGGTAGTCAACTCCTCTAATCTTCCAGGAAATCGAATCAGCGCTTTTGACACGTCCTGCACCTCATTCTTCCGGCGGCTCTGTGGGCAGCTTCTTCATGGCCTCCACCAGCTTTTCCGCCATCCCATTCCCACCCAACTCCTTGTAGGCATTGTACATGTCCAGCACGTTCTCCATCCCATAAATCGGGATATAACGTTGTTCGGAGTAGTGGTTGTACTCGGCAATGATTTCGCGCCTTAGCAGGGCCTGTACCCCATTCATAAGGGCATCGCTCTTCTGGTTGTCAGATTTGATGCGCTTCCGCTCTCGGGCGGCGACGGCCTCGATAATCGCCACCAAGACCACAGCCGCGCCGGAAATCAGTGGGCCAACCCACTCCATGGGCATCAGCCCTCCTTAGTCATCTGCTTATAAACCTGATTGATACCAGTGGCCGCAAGGCCGCTCACAATGCCAACAGCGGCGGCTGTTAGGTAATCACTGGCCGGGAACTCAGGCATGATGAACATGCCGAGGATGCCAAGCACCGCGCCAAACGCACCACAGATGATGGGAATCCACTTATTGTCCAGTCCAGTGGCCTTGACCACCTGGCCGACCAGAAAGCAGATCACAGTGATGACCGCTACTCCGGTAATACCCAAAGAAGAAATGTCCATGATATGTACCTCCATCAAATCAGATTCAACCGATCCAGCACGACGGCCAACTCCTGCCGGGTCATATTATCGCGGGGCCGGGTGCCGTCCAGTACGCCCTTGTCCTTGGCCTTCTGCCACGCCTCAGCGGCCCAAACGTCCGGGGTATCCTCCGCGCTGTCCGCTCCCGTTTCGCCCTGCCAGGCCACGCCCAGCCAGTCACAGATTCCCTTTGCGGTGGCCTCGGCCAGTTTGTCCCGGTACTTGGTATCTTTGAGATACTCCACGTCGGTCTTATTGGTATGAAAGCCGTACTCAATGAGTGCGGCGGGGGCGTCCGTCTTGGCGAGCACGGTATACATCTCGTGCTTAATGGGTTCGCTCCGCAGAGACACCCCGGCGGCGTGAAAGGCGTTGACCAGGCCGGAGGCCAGCACATTGCGCTGTGCCGTCATGGGCCCGGCGCTGGTGTAGATCTCCAGCCCGGACGCGCTCGACCAGCCCCCCTCCCCGGCGGCGTTGGTGTGGATGCTCACAAAGCAGTCCGGCGTTGCTTTGTTGCTGATGTCGGCCCGCTCCGTCAGGCTGGGGTAGTTGTTCGCGGTCTTGGTGAGCACCACGCCCACCCCCCGGGCCTCCAGCAGCGGTTTGATACGCTGGGCCATGTCCCACGCGAACTCCCACTCCTTGTAGGTACCGTCCGGGGAACCGTTGACATTGCCCGGTCCATGTCCGGGGTCGAGGCATACAGTATGCTTGCTCATAGGCTTGTCCTCCTCCGGCGGTGCCTGCCCCGCCTGCTTGAGATACACGCAAATCCAGTTATGCACCTTGCGGCTGGCGGTGATGCGCTCTCCGCCAAAGTCACACTGGCTGGAGCCGCCCCCGTCCAGCATGACGGCGGAGGCCCAGCCCAGCCCGGCCAGCTCGTCCCGCAGAGTTTCCGGCGTGGCTGCATCGGCGCCATCCGAGGAGCAGTAGAGGGCCAGACTGCCACCCCGCAGGCCGATGGCGCTGCGGCCCCTCTTGCCTCCCTGGGCCGAGCCGTAGGAGGGCTTATCCACCGGCTTACCGGAGGAAATAAGGGCGGTTACCGCGATAAAGTTGGCCGCTCCCTCGTACCCGGAGGTCATGTGGATGTCCGGGCCCTTATCCCAGGCGTAGCCCACCGACCTCCAGGGCGTACCGGAGCGCATTACCCCACCCACCTTGAGCAGCGGGCAGGCCGAGCCATCTGGGTTCCACATGCCGCCATTCAACACATAGTGGGCACCAGTCTCTGACTTGACCTGGGAAAGTGTCTTGCGGCAGTTGGTGACTCTCAGCTCAATCCGCTCCACGGACGAGAGCGGGATGTATGTAATGAGCTTACTCATTTGATTCACATCCTTTTATCCAGCGATCCCGCTGTTGATTACTGTTCCGGGGCTAGCAGCCCGGCCAGCTTCTGGTACTCCTCCGGGGTGAGCCGGTCGGCGGCCAGGTAGACATCCATCTTGTCCTGGAGGCCGTCGGTGCGGCCCCGGTCAATGAGTAACTTACAGAGATTAAATACCGTGTTCATGTCCTTCCCCTTCTTTCTTAGACAGTATTAGTGGTGATTTCCAACATACAAAGCCGCTCCTCATGGTTGGCCAGCATGTCCAGTGTGATGTCCTCTGCCGAGGGCGATTCAGGCCCCGGCTGTCTTGTGTCCGGGGCGGCCTGTCCTGTTTCGGGGTTGTAGCGCCACCCCTGCTCTACATCGTCCTGTACCTCTACACAGCGTCGTGCAAATGCCTCGCTATACCACTTCTCCGGCGGGAGTGCATATTCCGGGATGATTTCTCGGATAGTGTTATCCTCGTTCAGATAGACCGTTTTCATTAAAAATCACCCCCTACCGTAAATCGCCACATATCCATTCCCACCTTGTCCGCCAGTTCCAGATCTCTTTTGGTTAGAAGTGTAATTGCATCCGCCGCCAGCACCGCCTCCGCCGCCGCCTTTGCTGCCATTTCCACCATCAGTTCCATTTGCAGACTGGCTGGCCCCGTCTCCTCCATACCCTCCCCCGGTACTCCCTCCACTTGCTCCTCTTTCCTTGTTTGGAATATTTTCTCCATTGGCACCACCGCCACCACCACCGGCCATATATATCCCAATGATATCTACATACCGGCCATTTTCTCCTGGCTGGGTATAATTCCCTCCAGACCCAGGTACATCATAAGAAGCACCAACAGAATTACCTGGCAGGCCAAAATTCTCACCTTTTGCACCTTCTCCGCCCAGTGCTACAAGCCCGAAAGCACTGGTACTGTCTCCATTGAGCCCGTTGTTTCCTGAAACGATTTCGTTTCCACCGTTTGGGCTCACTGCCATCCCTCCGTTCCCTCCTGCGCCAATAATAATACTCTTATTTTTGATTTTATCTGTATCCAAAAAGTGAGCAACAATCACCTCTCCTCCTCCTCCTCCGCCGCCGCCATTGCCTCTGCCGCTTTGCTGGCCGGTTTTACCCATTTCACCAACGCCACCGCCTCCGCCAGCGCCAACCACAACCACAAAAACATCTGTATATTTGCGGTCGAACGTATGGGTAAAGCTCCCCGGCGATGTGTATTCCTTTATCAGACTATATCCGATTGAGCCAAGTATCTGACCGAGCGCCTGGTCAACTGTATGGTTCCCGGCTGAACCCCATATCTTGGTTTCTGTGGTGTCGCTTAACAGGGTTCCTTTGTTCAGGGGTGTCCCCTGCCGCGACCACCCTGCCTCATTGATCCCGTTCAGGTCAATGGGAAATGTCCCGGCGATCAGCGCCGTGATAAAATCCTCATAGCTAGGATACAGGGAAAGCGCTGCCGCCACCGTTTTCAAATACCGGCTACTTCCGTTTCCAGCAATAATTCCATCTTGCATTGTTACACCTCACCACAAAATATTTCGCCGCTCACAAATGGCGACCGCTTCAAACGAGCGCGGATCTGGTCCGTCAGCACCAAAACCCGCTCAATGTGATTGGCCCCTTCATGGGTCAGGAACTCCATCGAGGCCGGGATTGCTGGGGCGTTGGCAAGGGGGAACGTGCCACCGATCGCCCCCACGTTGGACAGGTAGTCCGCCATCTGTGCCTGTAGCGGAATGTCATCCATAGCCCAGGCAATATCCTGGTTGGCATATCCGGTGATGTATCCAGCCTCCGAAAGCCACCGGTCCAGATAGGCCATGGCTGTATTGACCCGGTTGAGATCAGAGGCGTTGTATGTCCCACGGTCGCTCAGGGCGTCCACATCGGCCTGTGTCCGGTCGGTAACCATGCGGATGATGTAATAGCTGGCCGTGGTAGTCAGCCCCGCCCCGTCCTTGGCAACGACCGTGACGTTGTTCTCCCCAACCTCAAGATTCAGGAGGAAGGAAAATCGTCCATCCGGCCCCACCTCCGGAGCCCCCGCTGCCGCCCCGTTGTCCATCACTGTCATGGTCACCGGAGGAGCGGTGGCATCGTTGCTCTGCCCTGTGATGGTAACCGTATAGGCATCCACTACTACCTCCTCGAAGGACAGCAACGCGGACAGCGCTGGCGGTACGGTATCTACAATGTAGTTTGCCTCCATCGTAGCTGTGTTCCCATCGTTGTCGCTGATGCCCGCCTGGACGGTGTGCGGCCCCTCCGCCAGAGCAGCCCCTGGCGTATAGGTGATGGTATACGTCCCGCCTGCGCCCACCGTGACGGACACCTGCTCCGCTGGAACTGCCTTCCCATCCAGCTTCACCATGGCGCTGTCCGGGTCGATACCGGAGCCGCCATCGTTGTCCTGGGCGGTCCACGTCACCGCAGGCGTGTTAGTGGTCACATAGCCCGCCTCCGGGGATACCAGGGTCAGGATGGGCGGGATGGTCTCCCGCACCACCAACCGAAGGCCCGGCAGATTGTCCCCGTCTGTAGTCACCACCACGCCGCTGTCGTTGATAGCCTCTACCGTTACGTCGTAATACCCATCCGGCTGACCGCCGGAGAATGTATCCGGCGTGATAGCCGTCTGATAGGCTCTGGCGTCTTCGTTGTAGGTCAGCATGTACCACTGACCATTGAACTGCGCCCGCACCTGGGTAATCGCCACGCACTACACCTCCCCAGCCTGGACCTCGCCACTGTGCCAGAGGTCCTCCCGCTCTCCGCCCTGGGCGTCGATGACTACGACAGACAGGACGGTGGGTAGCCCGACTGATACGGGGTTGGGTGCAAAACTGGCCGAAATAACCAGCGGCGTCCATGTTTCGGACATACTCACCCCTCCTTGTCCCAATAGATAACAGCACAGCCCTGTGCCCCTGCCGCTCCGGGTTTCCCGGGCTCTGGCTCGACGAGCACCTTAAACGTGGTAGAGCCACCGCCCGCCCACGTGTAATGTTTATACACGCCATAGCCTGGAGCTCCGCCCTTTCCTCCGGCTCCGCCATCTCCGCTTCCTGGCTTAGGTGATGCTACGCCGGTGCGGGCGTACGATTCGCCGCTGGCTACATCAGAGTAACCCTGTGGGTATGTATTACCGTTTGCGCTAGAGTAAGGGCCAAAAATGGTATTAAAACCATCAAAAGACACCTCAAATGACTGTTGTGGATTGATGTCGATGGTAGCTGTCCACACCTTCCCCCCCGCGCCGTCCGAACCATCTGCGCCGTATTCACCACGCTCACTATATCCATATCCGTCTTCCGATTCCTGCCTGCCCATGGTGCCAGGCTCTCCATGGCCTCCGTCCTCCCCCTTGCCTACCAGGATAATCCGTAGCTGTGTGGCCCCGGCTGGTGCTGTCCACACGCCGCTGGAGGTGATCACCTCCATGCCATCATAAAGAAAGATTCCATCAGCCTGGAGCAGCACACTAGAGCAATTGCGGAGGACTCCATCCTGGAGAGATAAGTCCTGCTGTATTCTGCGGCCCGTGGTTGCAGTGCTCTCATTCAACCAGACCGTATCCACATCCCCAATTTCAGAGGCCGGGTCTCCACGGCCTACAATCTCTAGTTTGTTCCCACCGTAGGTGGACAGGATTGCCCGCGCAGCAGTCAGCGCCTGGGATTGCGTCTTAATAAACGGATTTTGTATGGATTTTGTCTCGTTTGAGGCAGTGGAGTTTCCGGATACCACATACTGGGTGTCATTCCCATCGTTCAGCGTAAAAAACAAGGCGGCAATATCGGTGTTGGCTTTCATGGTCGGATAATCAACTAGGTTGTCCAGGGTGATTTTACTCCCCTGGTTCCACATGGGTTCAGCGGTCAGGTATCCGGTCTCTGCGTCCGCCCTGGGCCACGTGCCCGTCGCCATGCAGACATATCTCAAAATATCCCCGCATGTCATACCAACCAAATCGTCAGCCGCGCGGACGCTTGCCTCCGCGCTTGCGTAGTTTGGGTCTACCGCGTACATGCCCGCGAAATTTTCTCCCATCTGGGCCACCAGGGCGGCAATCCAGCCAGACAGCGTGGTAGGCAGGATGGGCGGCGGGATAAACTCACGATCAGCTAAAAGGCCAACAATATCGACCAGATCCCACTGCATGGTCAGGCCGTTGTCTCCGGTTTTCCAGCCGCCTGAGTACTGATAAAACACGCCGGCTGGCTTGTACTCTACCGTGTCGTCCGAAAGCCGTACTCCTATGGAAACCGGGATGCCCTGGCGCTCTTCGATGGACTGGAATACGCCGTTTTTGCTTCGCGGCTCAAAGCGGCGGCTCAGGTTGTCCATTTTGATGGTACATGTGCCATACGGTAGTGTCATACAGGATACGTCCCCCTGGTGCTTAAGAGAAAACACGGCAATCTCATTTCCCGTCCACTTCTCATACAGGCCCGGGATAATTTCAGGTATACGTATACGACGGTTTCCTTTCGACCATTTGGTCACCGTCACCCGGATAGCGTCCGGGTTGTTAACGGTGAATCCGTCCAATGCAATGCTAGACGCAGTATTGCCAGCCACTGTCTTGGTGTAGTAGGCCGTTCCCCCCTGCATGACCTCCACAGTAAAGTCGGCAGCCACTCCGTCCCAATCCGCTGTTGGGAAGTAGATGGAGCACGCCTGAAGGATGGAGACATTGGAAAAATGTTCCTCTACCCACACCGCTGGGGAAAACACACCCTCTCCGCCGGACAAGGTGTCCCCCAGGAAGCCGATATGATCGGCCCTCTGGAGAGGGAACAGCTTGAACTGCCCGTTGAGCACCCAGCGGTTGGGCTCCAGCGTGGCGTAGGGGATCAGCTCCATCTCCTTGTCGTGGATCTGCTCCGGCCGGCATGCACTGGACACGCCTGAGCTGTCCACCGTGCCGTAAACGATGTCCGGGTCAATAATATCTATGACCGCTTGCAGGTAGATCCGCCTAGTGTCGCCTACAATCGCTTCATGGTACGCTTCGGTCGAGCTAAGCACTAGGCTTCACCTCCCGAAGTTCCACTCCGAAGTCGCCCCAAACGGGGACAGGCACAAGGGTTTCAATGGTCTCTCCTTTGTCGCCCGCTACTTCTCCCATGATCTGACGGCTCCACATGAATTTAGGGTAAGTCAACTTTGTTACCAGGAAGTCTGATGTAATCATCTGCTCGGAATGCGGGGGGAGAAATACGCAGGTAATGGCCTGTCCGCGCCCCTTCTCGCAAACCGATAGGACAGATTGCTTCATCTCGTCGCTAAAATACCCGTATTGATAAGAGATGACCCACACATTGCCCCGAAGCTCGCGCACAATCCGCCCGGATACCATTTCCACATCCACGGACAGTGGTTGAAGTTCTGCTCGGTACCCATCCTTTTGGCTCTCAGGCATGGTGACTGGCGTGCCGGTGGTATCCAATATTAGCTGCGTCATATTGCCGCCTCCTTATGTCGGTATCAGAATAGGTGTTCCGTTGGCTTTCGCGTAGTCCACCATGGGTTGAAAAGTATAGGAGGCCAGCTTGGTATAATCCGGGAAAAGCAAATTGAATGTATAAGATGCCGCCCCTCCCGCGCTCTGGACGGCGGATGAAATTCCGTTGACCATACCCGCCGATGCTAGGCCAAGACCAGAAGATGCAAAATCCACGCTTGCGGTACCAAAGTCCATACCACCCTCAATATCCCGGCGGATACGGTCATACTCGTTGTCCCAGCCCTGCCCCAACCCCAGGGCCATATTTTTGCCCATATCCGCAAAAACGCGCGAAGGAGAGTGGATTCCGAGCATCCCTTTGACTCCATCTATGATTCCGCTAAAAAAACCAGTGATCTTGTCTGTAAACCACCCTATTGCATTTTGGATACCTTCCCAA